GCAGCGCCGCCCGCCAAAAGCTGATCGAGAAGCTCATTCGGTATGGCAGGTTCTTTGCGTCGTGACATAGTGGGACTCCTTGTTGCCCATTATGCCCGGCCACACACGGAAATCCTGACAGTCCCATCGGGAGGGCCGCTTCCTTGCGTTTTACCTGCCACATGAAATGCTGCATCATGGCGGCGGCAAAGTGGAGGTTGTCCACGGCACATGTCGCCTGCGCCAGGGCGAGCCAGTCGAACTTGGCCGCAGGGTTATGGCTGATGGCCGACATCACCTTCACACGACGCGCGGCCTGCTCGCGCTCGAAATATTCGTCACAGGCGTCGTCCATCGCAACTCGCGAATAATCCAGGTTCAGCTTCTCGGCCGCAATCCGACAAAGCCGCGCCCAGCGTGAGCGTTCTACGTGTTCGATATCCGCGCGATCGGGCGGCACCATGGTAATCCGACCGTCGAAGTAGATCGTCACCAGCTTCGCTGCGCTGTAGCGCTCGACGAAGTCCATGGCATCGGTCGGCACAGCGCCGAAGATTTCAATGAGGGTCCGATTACGCTTCTCGCGCGCCAGGGCGCGGTTCCACTCGCTCTTGGTGCAGATCGCGGGCACGGCCCAATCGCACACTGCGCGCAAGTCCTGGTCGAGATCGTCGATCAGGCGGAAGATGTCGGTGACGGTAATGCTATCGCCGCTCGCACGTTGGGCGGCCAGGGTAGAGATAATTTCTGTGATCATGTCCTTCGTAGTTCATCCAAAAAGAAAAAGGGTCCGGCGATGCGGAAAGCCGAACCCTAATTCTTGGATGATACTCTACGGGAGTCGATGACCAATGCTTTAGAGATGACATCTGTTCCGCATCAGCCATCAGTATTATTTAGCAAATATGCCGCAGAAAATTAAATCCGTCTATTTTTTTTTCGTAAAAAATTCAGGAATATTTCGATCGAGATCGGCGGTGTGGTAGTTCGTGGTGGCGCTGTGGTAGTTGGTGTGGTAGTGAAATCGCCAATATGTTCATCGAAAACCACGGAAATCCGCCATTTATTCATATATGTGGTAGTGTGGTAGTTGAAGTAGTGGTTTCATATCACTGATGAGTATTTTATTTTTTTCTATTTCTATTATGAAACTACTACCACAACTACCACACTACCGAAGTTATTGTTTTTATTAGAGTTTGTTGTGGTAGTGCGTGGTAGTTGTGGTAGTTACACGCGCCCTGGAGGCCTTACAGCCTCTTCAGTTTCTCGATTTCAGCTTCGAGGGCTGCAATCCGATCGTCGCGCTGCTGAAATTCACCATCCAGTGCGCGCAACAGGCCTTGTGCCTGGATCATGTCGATTGTGCCTTCGGATACATCGAACCATGCGCGTATGAGTTCGGCCAAGGTCTTCGGTTGTTCAGCCATCGTGTCCTCCATAAGTGGACCGCCCAGATAGGCTTCAACCGCCTGTTTTTCCACAGTAAAGATATATCGACCTGGCGACGGGTGGGGTGATACGATCGAGCGCAGCGGGCGCCGGTGAGACGATCACCACGTGAAAGGTTTCAGGCGACCCTGCGCGCGCAGTTCCTTCCTGGAGGGTTGCTTGGAACGGGTTCGCGGTATTGGCGCGGGGGCTTCCGGGGCGACCCTGTGGCGTGACCGTTTTGCGCGCACTGGCTCCACTTCCGCTTCCTGACGTTCCACCGAATGATCGACCTGGGCGAGAGGCTCGCCGATCATTTCCTCGAACGCCGCCGACGCCTCGGCCAACCATGCTCGCTGATCGTCGTCCAGGTCGCTGGCGATCCAGTAGTGATACGGCTCGACCTTCGACCGGACGATCAGGCCAGCCTTCATGAACGCGGCCAGCGCATTGTTGACCGTGGACCGCGACATCTCGCCGTGAAATTCCTCCAACAACCTGGCAACGTTCATCCCGGCTGGTGGCGCACGGTGGAGGGCATCCATGACAAGAAGGTGACTGCTAGAAAGGCGCGGGCGATACATCATTGTCTAGGCTGTCTAACTTTCGGGATTTGCAACATCGCGTCTAAGGTGTCTAACTTCGTTGAAGCTCAACCTCGTGTATGACGTGTCTAACTATGGCGTGGGGCACTCACCGGCGAAGCGGGATGTTGCTGACCACGACACGCTTTTCCGCGTTCGTGATGTTTGCATCCTTCAACAGGCGTATGAACGCTTGCCGGACCAACTCGGGATTGGGTGTTGGGCCGATGATTATGCGATCCAGGATTTCTTCAAGCTCGACCCCGTTGAGGCCGTGTTCGGGGATGTTCTGGAACGGGAGATAGTGGATTATCTGGACGATGCCGCCGACAGATACGACCCTGCTCGGCACGTCTAATGGGGTCCATTTCCGGGAAGGTCGGTGGATGATCCGCCATTCTTTCTCTTCATGAAAGCCAGGGTCTTTGGTCGAAAGCACCAGTTCGTCAATGGCCAGCAACCAGTTCGCAAGAACCTGACCGCGATCGCATGATCGGAGCGCCTCCAGGTTGCCTTCGATGTTATCGAGCAGCCTCATCAGCCGCCGCTTGAACCCCTCTTCGCCATTGTAATCGACCGCCACCAGATCGACCGAATAGGCGTCTTGATCGCCCGCAAGCGGTTCGGCTTTGAGGACTATGCAGACGTTGGCGTCGCCGCCGTAGGCGCGCCACATGCTAAGCGTGCCCGTATTGTCGCTTTCTCCATGCTCGGCCAAGCTGAGCAGATAAGTGCCGACCTTCAGTTGGTTGCTCGATGCACTGATCGAGCGCAATAGTTCGACAGGGCGTAGCTTCAACGCATCGGCAAGGTGGAGAATTTTCATATTGAATGCCGGGTCTTCGAGGCATTTGTTCAGCCAGTAGCACCCATATTCAATCTCGGCGAAATCATTCATCTCCGTAGAATTTCGAAGCCAGAGCGAACGTTCTGGCGGCTTGCTCTGAATGATCCGCATGGCGGTTTCAGCGCTGGTGTAATGTGCAAACTGCACCCCGCCATCGAGGCGTTTCACCAGGTCTTCATTCTCGGAATAAAAGACAGATGTCAGTAGTTTATGGGTCGCAATCTCGTCGAGCATTGCATCGCCATATCGCGATCCGCTCGGTCAGTGTAGTCAGAATGCGAAAATGGCGAGACCATCCTGGATGATCTCGCCATAATGCTCCTGGACCGTCGTCCAAGGGCGGGTCGCGCGACGCGGGTAGCAGCATCTCGCGAAGCTGTCACGGTTCCAGTTTGATCGAAGTGCATCCGTCAGAAGAACAGCCAATATCCCCATGCTGCAAAAATGAGAATAGTTACCGCCGTGACGAGCCACGGCGGAAAAATTTCCTCCTCGCATTCTTTCGAGCAAAATATTTTGCGATCTGGCAAGATACTAAAGCCCTTGCTATTCGAGAAAGCGTGTTTCCCGCAATTGTCGCAGTAGTAGTGCGCGGTGTCACCTCGTATTAGCCGTAGATGTTTCCCGTATCGCCGACTATTTGTTGGTATGGAATCTGGAACAGATTTTCCGCGCATCTCTCGCCACCGTATCCCGCTTTGAGGCTCGGCTGACTTGTAAACTCTATCTGCGAAGCCTGGCAATCAGTCGCTTATACTCTTCGTCGGTCGTCGGGCCGATCGATGGGCTATCGGCACCGCCGATGTGCGCCTCCATCCATCCCCATTTGGCGCCGCACGACCGGCAGCGCAAGCGGTTGCTCGCGGCGATCAGATTGGTCTCCCACCGGCGAGCGATGAAGAGGGCCAAGAGGGGCTTGGCCTCGATTGTCCGCTCCGTTTTGCACCGCTTGCACCCGATCCGCACCGCGAATCCCCCGGCGACGACCTTGTGTAGATCGTCTGCGCGGTTGCGCTCGTAGCGCCGATGGTCGTCCCGATTCATGCCCCCTGATACACGAGAACGAATGGGGAACAAAAACTCCGCTAGGGCAGGTTTAGAATTCGACGCCGATCCAAGGATACATGATGCGTCGTGGCATTTGTCCGCCGAACCGGTGACCCTTGTTTATGATCACCCAGGGGTTCATCGCGCGGGGCTGCCCCCGGCGGAAACCAGGCAGGGATTCGAAACCCTGAGTGTTTTCCAAGTGCTCGTGGAGGACGAATTTCACGATGTCTTCGATTTCGAGATAGTGTCCCGAACTCGCTTTCTCGTTTTGAAGCCGGGTGAACGCAACTCGTCCGCACGACACGGCGGTTTGCCCGCGCTTGCTCACGAGATCGAAATGCTGGTGCCGTCGGGTCAGGCGTTTCGAGAAGCTGTTTGCTTTCCCGATATATGCGATCCGGTTTTCCTCACTTTGGCTCCAATGCGACCGAATGAAAGCATAGATGCCACCGTGGCCTGCCCATCCTTCAGGAACACGAAACGACGGATCGTCGGGGTGCCAGACGCGGGGCTTTGACCAGGTGATTGTTGCGACGCGAAAGTATCTCCGACCGTTGTAGCCGGAGATTTCTTCCGGATCGTCCCAAAGGTCGCTCAATTGCATAGTCATGTGCCGTCCCCCATTTTGGAAGGCTCATAACCAATTGATAAGTGCGTGCAACTTCATTGACGATGCCTCCCTAAATATTGGCATGGATATACCAACGAAAATTGATCCTCGCGGCGAGACAGGGCGGATGCTGGCCATTCGCGCCAAAGAGACCACGAACATGATGCGTGACATGACCAATCCGAAAGGTCGCGGTCACGTCGCGAGAGAGGATTGCGAGGAAGAAATTCTCTCGCGCGTGGCGGCTGGTGAAAGCCTTCTGGAGGTTTGCCAGGACGATCACATGCCACCGTATCGGACAGCGATGACGTGGCGGCAGCGCTACGCAGACTTCGCGCAGAAGCTCGATGAAGCATATGAATGGGGGCAGTGGGCGCAGGTGGATGCCATGCACTCTATTGCGCGCGGCGGTGCATTTTCGAGCGGTGACGTTCAGCGCGATCGGTTGCTGATCGATGCCATGAAGTGGAAGGCCAGCAAGATCAATTACCGGCGCTTTGGCGACCGTGTGGACGTGAAGGTCGATACCACCGGTTACACGATCGCGGCCAATCCGGCCGTCACTGCGATGTTATCGGCGCCGCCGATAATCGACGCGGAATATGCTGATGCACCGCTTCAGATTGATAGTGACATCGATTCCGCAGATGATGTATAAATATCTTCAACGGGCATTGGAGATAAATTTACAGCCATGGCAGACGGAAAGCACGTCGCTTATTATCGGGTTTCAACACCCAAACAGGGAAAGAGCGGTCTCGGCCTGGAGGCGCAGAAATCGGCAGTTCTGGACTACCTGAACGGTGGAGCCTGGACGCTCGCCGCAGAATTCGTCGAGGTTGAGAGCGGCAAGAATTCGGATCGCCCTGAACTCGCGAAGGCGCTTCGTCACTGCGAACTGACCGGAGCGACCCTCGTCGTTGCAAAGCTGGACCGGCTGTCGCGTGACGCTGCGTTCCTTATCACCCTCCAGAAAACGCCGATCAAAATCGTCTTCGCTGATATGCCGCAGGCTGACAAAATGATGATTTCAATCATGGCGGTTCTCGCGGAGTGGGAGGCGGATCAGATCAGCCGTCGCACCAAAGAGGCGCTTGCGGCAGCCAGGGCGCGTGGTGTGAAGTTGGGTGGCAATCGGGGGCATAGGCTCGACGCAAAAAGTGCGGGCGAGGCGGCAGCGAAGGTCCGCGTGGCAGCGGCTGACGATCGCGCTGCGAAGGTGATGCATTATGTCGAGGAAGCCAAAGCGTCGGGCCACCACAGTTTACGCCAGATCGCGGCATATCTGGATCAACGTGGTGTGACGACGGCGCGGGGCAAATCCTGGACGGCCACAGCGGTCAAGAACATGATCGCCCGATCGTCTGTATAAAAAGGGGCGGCCTTAATGGCCGCCCCACAATGCCCTCCAAGGGGGGGGTAAGCCTCTCTCAGAGTCTTGTCGCGAGGCCGGTCATGTCCTCAATCAACCGGTGCATATCGCCCACAAACACGCTCTCCAGGCGCTCCAGGACGCGATATTCCAACCGGACGATCTTGCCGAACTCAATATCATAGAGATCATCGCCATTGAGTGTGATCCGGAGCTTCGACCCACGATTTTTCGTCATCGTGGCGGGCAGCGTCATCTGAATTCCGTTGCCCAAATCGATCAGGTCTTTCGCGCCAGTCATCGCGATGAAGCGTCCGCCAAGCTGGCGAAGGATGATGCGGCCGATCGTCATTTCGTTGGTCATTCGTGGTCTCCGATTGGATGACCTTTGTGTAGGGCAATGGCCTACAAACCGCAAGAAAAAAGTGTAGGGTAACGCCCTACATATTTTGCTTGCTGCATACCTCTTTCAAATGTAGGGTAACGGCCTACACAATGGAGGTGTGAATGGAGATTGTGAGTGTCCGTGACAAGCGCGTGAAGGCGCTGGTCGAAAACCCCAAGCAGACCAGCGTGAAGGGCCTGGATGCACTGGAAACCCGCAAGATTTCTGAAATGATCATCGCGATCCGGGTGATGACCAATCCGCAGCAGCTTCGCGCTGTCGCATCGTGGAAGGCCCACGAATTGACCCCCGGCCAGCCCGACAAATGGTCCCTCGTGGTGACCCGCAACTATCGCCTGACCTTCATGGTCTCGGTCGAGCGGCAAGAGGTCACCTTGCTCGATTATGAAGACTACCACTGATGGAGAAGAGGGGGCCGATGGCCCCCTTTTTTTGTAGGGCGTTGCCCCACAAATATCATTTGCATGATGTAGGCCAATGACCTACATCTGGCAGGGTGGAGGAATATCGATATGACCAAGCGCGACACCAGCCAGTATAAGATCGACAAGGTCGAGGACATGATCGTCAAGACCATCCCCGCGATCGATATGCACCCTGGTCAGTTCATCCGCGAAACCTTGCTCAAGGAGTATGGGCTGAATGTCTCAACCGGCGCGAAGGCGATCGGGATGGACCGTGCCAGCTTCCATAAGGTGTTGTCTGGCCAGTCGCCGGTCACCAACGATCTCGCGTATAAGCTGGCCGCCCTGATGCGCGATGAAGTCGCCGATCTCCTGATCCTTTGGCAGCAGCGCTGGACGCTTGAGCAGGAGCGGCCGAAGCGTCTGGCCTATCGTGACACGATCGCCAGGATGGAGCCTGTGGCGCCCTGACGTTCACCAGGTCGTGGGCGGACCAATCAGGAAACCGACGATAGATGCGACAAGGGCGAGGCCGCCAATCACGATGGCCGCGACTATAGGTGGCTTGATCGGAAATTCAGGTTGGTCCGAACCGGCAACGCAGGCGGCTAGGACCAGGGGAGGGATGACGGCCGACCAGCGAGGGTAATCGTTGACGGCGAACGACATCGCTAACCCTGCGCAGACAACGATGCTGCCGACGTAGTAGACGGAAACGTAAATCAGCCGCTTGAACAATTTCGATCCCCCGGATGGCTATTTCTAAATAGACGGTGCCAGCCAAGAAACGTCAACTGTCCCCACAGACCCTCGCCGCCAAGGCCAACATCTACCGTTATCGCGCCCGCAATCTCCGATCGAGCATGGGGCGCCGCGCCCCCGATCTCCCCAGACCGTCCACGGATGAACTGGAAGCCTGGCTCCGAAGCCAACCCGCACATTGCAGCTACACCGGTGAGCTTCTCGACATCGCCGATCTCCATGTTGACCATATGATACCGCTCGATCGAGGCGGCACCCACGATCTCTCGAATTTATGCCTGGCATCCCCTGCGGCGAATAGGGCCAAGGGAGCCATGTCCGGCGATGAATTTCACCTCCTGCTGCACCTGGTCAGCGGTTGGCCAGACCGTGGGGCCGACCTTATGAAGCGTCTCCGGATGTCCGGGGCAGGGTTCGCCCGCTGACCCTAAATAGTCGGTGATCACTGACAATTTCGTTCCCAACCCTGGCCAGGTCGAGGCCCAGCGCCTCCTTTACTCGACGCTTCCTTACAACCTTCTTCCTGGCGGGTCTGGCGGCGGTAAGTCCCGCGTCATTCTGGAATATCAGACGAACGTCTGCCTCTACGTGCCAGGGTCGCGCCACCTAGCTCTGCGCCGCACCCGCGCTTCCGTGAAGGAAAGCCTCTGGAACCAGGTTTTTATGGATGTCCTGGCGTCCAAGCCAGGCCTGAAGGAGACAGTCAAACTCAATCTTGAGGAGCTGACCGCCACCTTCCGGAATGGCTCCGTCCTCAGATTCGGCGGCCTGGAAACCGGCGACCAGCGCGACAAAATCCTTGGTCAGACTGTCCTTACCGCTTGGCTGAACGAAGCCACCGACTTTGGCTTTGAGGACTTCGAAGATGTGGATTCCCGCATCCGCCAGGTCTGTCGATACGAGATTGACGGCAAGACGCTCACTGCGCCGACCAAGCTGATCCTCGACTGCAATCCGACGAAGAAATCGCATTTCGCCTACCGGCTCTTTGTAGAGAAGATCAACCCGGCGACACGCCAGCCCCTCGCTGATCCTGGCAAATATCGTGTCGCGCATATCACCCCGGAACATAACGTTGCCAACCTGGGTGCAGGCTATATCCAGCGCCTGAAGGACTATTCGCCCGAACGTCGCCGCCGCTTCTTCGAGGGGCAGTGGGGCGAGGATGTCGAAAATGCGCTATTCTTGGAGAGTTGGGTCAATGACCATCGTGTGGTCGGTCTCCCTGTCGATGCCATAGAGCGTCGGGCGCGGATCGATGAATTGCGCGCTCAGATGGATCGCATCGTCGTGGCGGTCGATCCCAGCGTCACCAAGTCAGACAAGTCAGACGAAACAGGTATCGTCGTGGTCGGTCTCGACGCGGATGGCTTCGGCTATGTCCTGGCGGACGTGTCGATGAAAGCTCACACCAGTGTGTGGGGCAAGGCCGTCATAGACGCCTATCACCGCTGGCAGGCCGATCGCATTACCGTCGAAGGAAATCAGGGGCGCGATCTCCTGGTCAATCTGCTGCATTCCATCGATCCCACGGCCAATGTCGCCCTGGTCAACGCCAAGAATAGCAAGGTCTCCCGCGCGGAGCCGGTGGCTGAACTCTACCGTCGTGGGCTGATCCGCCATGTCGGCGAACATCGCCTTCTCGAAGATCAAATGTATGCGCTCGAAAGCACATACAAGAAAGGCATGTCTGGCGTGAAATCGCCCGACCGCGTGGACGCCATGGTTTGGGGCTTCACCGAACTGATGGTCGGGCGCCCGGTCAATCGTCATGTCGCATCCGGGAAGGTGACTGGTCGATACGGCTAAATAGCCGATGCAATCACCATCGATCCAGACCGAGAAATTTTCGAAGCAGAACCGCCGCTGGCAGCGCACCCGCGACTGTGTCGATGGCGGTGACCAGATGTCCGCCCAGGCGAAGGCTGGCCACTATCTCATTCGCCCGTCCGGCTATAGCGACGATGAATTCACCGCATATTGCGATCAGACGCCATTCTACGAGGCGACCGCCCGAACCCTCGGCGGGATCATGGGCCAGGTGTTTCGCGAAGACCCCACGGCGACCACTGACAGCGCGGTGGTCGAAGATTTCCTCGCGACGGTCACCATTGAAGGGGACAGCCTCCCTGAATTCGCCGCGATGGCATTTAAGGAGGCCGCGATCACCGACTTCGCGGCGGTCTTGGTTTTCTGGCAGGAAGCTGCCGCACGGCCTTTTCTGGCCCTCTATCAGGCCGATGATATTCTCGATCTCCAGCATGGCATCGTTGGAGGCCGGAAGGGTCTGATCTACGCCCGCCTTCGCGACGATGCCGACACGATCCGTGAACTCTCGATTGTGAGTGGTGCCGCCCAGGTGATCATTCACACCCGCGACGGCACTGTCTGGACTGCAACCGATCCGGTCACCATCTCGATGGGAAATCGTCCGCTGACCAGCCTGCCGCTTTTCGTGCGCGGCGACAGCACGACCACCAGCCTGCTCGATCCCGTCGCCGTCACGGCTGTGAAGCATTATCAACTACAGGCGCGCCACTATGATGGCCTTGCCTGGACCACCACCCCGCGTGTCGTGATGATCGGCGCAGAGCGCGAAGTCGATGCCAATGGCAACGAAATCCCGCTTTCGATGGCGCCTGGCGCGGTCTGGTGGCTTCCCGCGAGTGAAAATGGGAAGTCCTCCGATGCGAAGATCATCCAGGCGAGCGCGGAATTGCCCGGCGTCCGCTCCGAACTAGATCGCTTGGAGGCCCATATGGCAGCGCTGGGGTCGCGCATCCTGGCAGGTGAAAAGGCAGGTGTGGAGGCCGCTGATACGGTCGCGATGCGCCACTCTGGCGAGAATGCTTCCCTGGCTGGTGTTGCCCGCAGCGTCTCTGCCTGGCTCGAAAAGCCCATCAATCTCATGTTGGAGTGGGCCGGTCTCGACGGCGTTGAATTCGCCCTCAATACCGATTTCATCCCTGTCCCTTGGAGTGACACCGAAGTCTCCACCCTGGCAACCGATGTGCGCGAAGGCCGTCTCAGCTTGGAAAGCTACCACACGATGATGGTCGATGGTGGCTGGCGTGATCCGTCGATTTCGTGGGAGGAAGAGCGCGCCAGGCTGGAAGGGGAGGCCAACCTCCTTCCTCCGTATGATCCCGCCGTCGAGCCGGTCGCCCAGGTCGAATAATGGCTGACAGCGTCAACGACGAACTGGCGTCGCTCTATGTCCTCCATGCGATCTACGCCCAACGTTATGGCAAGTCGGTTGCGGCCAAGATTGTCCGGATGATCAACAGCGCCGACAAGTCGCTGCTTGATGAAGTGACCCGGCGATACGCGCAGATCGCGGCAGATGGTTTCGACCGTGGTCCGGCCACGACGCGACGGATCGAAGAGACGATCCGCGACCTCCGCGCCATCAATGACAACGCCTATCGCCCTGTAGCGAACGACCTGATCGAAGAACTTTCGGATTTCGCCGAATATGAAGCGGAATGGGCGGCTTCGACGATCAAGCGGGTCATCCCCGTCCAGCTTGGCGTGAACATCCCAGCCCCCGGCGTCCTGCGCCAGCTTGTCGAGGAATCGCCGGTCAGTGGTTATCTTGTCCGGCCTTGGGTGGATGGCATTGCGGAAAGTCGGATCACCAAAATTGAGGCTGTGATCCGGGATGGCGTATCATCTGGCCGGACGACCGATCAGATCGTCCGCTCGCTCCGTGGCACCCGCGCGAAGGGCTATGCTGATGGTGTCCTGGGCGCTTCTCGAAAGAGCGTCCAGTCGATGGTTTTGACCGCCACGGCGACTGTGCAGAATAACGCACGAGAGGCGTTGTATGATGAAAATCCGGCGCTGGTTCCTCGTGTTCGCTTCGTCGCGACGCTCGACACGCGGACGACCGATCGTTGCCGCAGCCTAGATGGCAAGGTCTTCGAGCGTTCGAAGCCGCATCCCAAGCCTGCGCTGCATATTCGCTGCCGGTCGCTCCTTGTGCCGGTCACCCCAACCTGGCGCGAGCTTGGTTTAGATGTCGATGATGTTCCTCCCCCCGCCCGCGCATCCATGAACGGCCAGGTGGGCGGCTTGGAAACCTATGCGACCTGGCTGCCCAAGCAGTCCCGCGCCACGATCGAAGAAGTGCTGGGCAAACGGAAAGCCGACCTTTTCATCAGCAAGAAAATTAAGTTTCAGGATTTCCACGACGGCACGGGCAAGGAATACACCCTCGAACAGCTACGTCGGCTTCACCCTGCTGCCTTTCGCTAAATAGAAGCGTCACCCAAGCCTGGGTGGCGTCCTCTAATCAGCAGACGAAAGGAAACATGGAAAAGACTATCGAAGAATTACAGGCCGAACTTACTGCGGCCGTCGAAAAAATTAGCTCGCTCACCGCGTCGGTTTCTTCACTCGAAACCACCAACGCGGCCCTGAAAAGCGAGAAGGTCGATGCGAAGACCAAGGCCGACCAGGCGGCGCGCGACGCGGCCGAAAAGGCCGGAAATGTCGAAGCCCTCAAGGCCAGCCACCAAGCAGAACTCGATCGCTACCGCGCCGAATTGGACACAGAGCGAGCCGCGCATCACGCCCGCTTGAAATCGCATGAACTCACCGCTGCCTTCGCTGCGGCGAAGGTTGACCCCGCGCATCTCGACCTCCTCACCGCCGCCAATATCGGCCGGATCGAAGTCCGCGATGGTGGCGCGATGATCGGCGACAAAACGGTTGGCGCGCATTTCGCCGAATATTTCGCTGGCACCGGCGCTGCCTACATCGAGAAGCCCGCCAACAGCGATGTCGGCATGGGCCTGCGTAACGCAGCCAAGGCGACGCCAGATGCTTGGTCACTGGATGCCTATAATCGCCTCAAGAAAGAAAATGGCGAAACTGCCAAAGCATATGCGGCAAAGCATGGTCATGATTACCTCTCCTGAGCCAGGAGAAATCGTCTCGCTGATAAATAAGGCCAGACGATAACGTTTGTGTGTGTCGTCGTTTAATTTTTGGAGACCCAAATCAATATGGCGACGACACGCCTCTCGAATATTATCGAACCGAAGATTTTCGCGCAGTATGTTCTTGCGCAGACGGTTGAGAAGTCCGCTATTCTGAATAGCGGCATCATCACCCGCACCCCTGAAGCCGCACAGCTTGCCAACTCGGGCGGCACCGTGATGGACCTGCCGCACTGGAATGTCCTCGACTATGGCGAAAGCTCGGTCGGGTCGGACGATCCCGATCGTAAGGGCGAGACCGCTGGCATCACTGCTGCCAAGCAGGTCGCGCAAAAGAACTTCCGAAACAAGGCATGGTCGAGCATGGCGCTGGCTGGCCTGGTCGCCGGTAGCGATCCGATGCAGGCCATCGCGACCTTCGCGGCCGACTATTGGTCGATCGATTTGCAGAACACCCTGCTCGCCATGCTGCGGGGCATCGCTGTCAACAACGTCGCTGACAATGGTGGCGACATGGTCATCAATGTCGCGACGGATGGCACCGGCGCGGTCACTGCTGCTCAGAAGGCTGGTTATGCCAGCATCGCCGACACCTTCCAGACGATGGGTGATGCCCAGGATTCGCTGGGCATGATCGTCATGCATTCGTTCGTGAAGACCGAGCTTCAGAAGTCCGAACCCGGTGCATGGGGTCCGATTTCGGCAGTGGCGCCGTTCGGCACCTACTACGGCCGCACGGTCATCGTCACCGATGCATGCCCCGTCGAACAGGGCACCAACCGCAAGACCTACACCACCTTCATGCTGGGCCAGGGCGCCTTCGCCTATGGTGAAGGCGATCTCGGCGAAGATGCTGCCGAAGTCGGTCGCGATCCGCACTCGGGTGACAACTCGGGTGAAGACAAGCTGTTCACCCGCAAGGCCTTCGTCCTGCATCCGCGCGGCTATCAGTCGCTTGCTGCGGTGACTGCACCGTCCAAGTCGCCGACCAATGCGCAGTTTGCCGCTGAAGGCGCCCTCAAGCGCGTTTACGACCGCAAGCTGGTCCCGATCGCGATCCTGAAGACCAACGGCTAAAGAGCGCTTAGCCCGACGTAGAAAGCCCTGGTGGTCCGCCACCAGGGCTTTTTCGTGTCAGCATAAATAGCTGGATGACCATTTTTGCGACCCTTGCTGAAGCAGATGAATTTCATGATGCCCGCCTGACGCAGGGCTGGGCCACTGCCGCCGACGACATGCGCGCTGCCCTCCTGATCCGCGCCAGCGACTATATCGCTGATCGCTACGTCGGCACGCTCGCCAAGGATGATAAAGCCGACCCTCTCGCGAAACGTGCCGCAATCGTCCTCGCCGCCACCCTCCTGACCGCCCAGGCAGTCGATCCAACCGTGACGGAATCGACCCAGGAGCTTGCCGGTGTCGGCCGCGTCACGACCAAGCGTGATCTCGATCGTGATCCCTATCCGCAGATCACCTCCATCCTAGCCCCGATCGCGTCGCTGCGTGGCAACAATGTCAGCGCCCGCATCGCTTCTTCGTCGAGGATGGCTCGATGATCGAGCAAACTTTCTCTGCCCTTGCCGACGACCTGATCGGAAATCTGTTCGGCTCTGCCGCGATCTTGTGGCGCGAGAAAGCGCCGACGTTCGATCCGGTCACCGATAAGAAAATCCCAGGCACAGTCACGCAACTGACCTGCATGATGGTCGATAAGCCGATCGAAAGCACCGACGAGGCCGGACGCAAGGTGATGCTTTCGGGTGCGCTTATCCGTGGCGCCACTCCTGAACTCGGCGACATCATCCTGGTCGGCGATCGTCGCCTGGCTATCGCCCAGACCCGCGCGGTGATGCTGAAATCGACCGCGATCGTATGGGAGGTCGTCGTCGAGGGATGAGCCGCGAATTCGAAATCGACATGTCGGACATCGTAGACAATCTCAATGTTGAAGATGCGCTAACCGCCGACCTGGAGAAATTGGTCGCCGGTAAGATCACTCTGGATGCCACCACCAACCTTGTTTTTGCAGCGCCGGTCGATACCGGCCATTTCCGCCACAATTTCCAGACGACCCTGGGCGCGCCAGCCATGACCGAAATTCCAGGCGAGGATAAGAGTGGGGGAGGGGCGATCGGTCGCGCCCAAGCCACGGTCGCCGCCCGAAAAGCGTATCAGGATGTCTTCATCACGAACCCCACGGTCTACACAGGGCCGCTGCTGGATGGTCATTCGCCACAGGCGCCAGAGGGCTGGGCCGACAATGCCATCGACGCGGCTACAGCGGGGTTCGACGCATGATCGAAGACCTCGCAATTCTGCGCGCTCGCTTCGACGCTGCATATGATCATCCCGCGCCGGTCATCCGCGCCAATCGTCCGTCACAGGATGTCGCCGATATCCTTCGCGCCTCGATTTCCTTTGTGCCAGGCGCGTCACAGCGCAGCAGCACAGGTCGGACGCAATATCGCCAGACCCAGCTTGGCCGGATCATCGCCGTTATCCGCGACAAGAAGGGCGAGGGGACTGGCGCAGCAAATGAACTCGCCCAGCATATCCGCGACATTTTCGAAGAATGGTCTACGGAAAACCTGTGGTGCGGCGGTGCCGATGTCGATGTTTATGAAGACCAGGGATACGAAATTCGCATCTCGATCCCATGGCGCTCGTCCAGGCTGAAGAACAGACCCGCCTGAAGCGGTGGAAACGGTCAGATCGATAAATAACGATGAAGGGCCGAACGGCTCTAAACGATTATTTGGAGACCGTTTTTCTCAATGAATACCTCTGACATTTCCTACGCCATCATCGTCGAAGACGTGGCTGGCGTTACCCCCACCACTGGCGCTTGGATTCCCGTCGCTGTCCTTGATAGTTCCACCATCAGTCTCGAATCCGATATGGTTGAGGCCGAAACGAAGACTGCGACCCGTGACGGCCTGGGCGCCCGTGCCCTGACGGAATCCGTGACTGGCCAGTTCGAGATGGAGCTTCGCGCCAGCCCCGCAATCAAGGTGCTGTTCGAAAGCGCCTACAGCGGCACCCTGGCAACCAACGTCATTAAGGCTGGTAAGGCCGACAAGTCGTTCACCGTGCGCAAGCTGACCCAGAATGCGGATGGTGTTAACGTTCAGTATTACCGTGGCGTGCAGTGCGTCAGCGCCAACATTTCCGGCGAAGTTGGCACCTTCATTCGCGTGACCTTCCCCTTGGTCGGCCAGAGCCTGGAAGAGACCGACACTGAGATCGAGGGCCTGACCGAAGGCGTAGAAAGCAGCGTCCCGCTTCTGACTTCGGCTGAACTTGGCCTGGTCAAGATCGGCGCGTTTGACGACCTGGAGCTTTCGTCCTTCACCCTGGAGGTCGCCCACACCCGCAACGCCGTCTACAAGATGGGCGCCAAGCAGGCCCGCAACATTGCCACGAGCGGTCGCCGTAACGTGACCGGCAGCGTCACTGTATTCAAAGAGGACCACACGCTCGCCAACACGCTGGGCGAGGTCGGTCAGCTTGTCGAAATCACGCTCGGCAGGGTCGGCAATGGTATCAAGCTGACGGTCTACAAGGCCAATTTCTCCCGCCCGCAGGACGAGGAAGATGAGATGATCTACTCGGTCATCAATCTGTCGGGTGGTCTCGATCCGGTTGCCAACACCAGCACGTCGGTAACCTTCCTCTAAGTCTGCGTCACCCTCCGCAGCCGATTGGAGCCGGTCCCGCATGGGGTCGGCTCCATTTGCATAAATAACCCGTAAATCAATTTTGAGGGTTATACATTGGTTAAGTTGAAATCTGTTTCTCGCGTCAATCGCGAGGCCGCTACTGGCGGCGTGTTCTTCGATATCGTCGATGAAGAACTGGATGTGAATGGTGGTCGTTATAAGTGCCGCTATATCGATTTCCTGTCGCAGGCCACCAAGGTGAAGTTGGAAGAGCCGAAGCGGAAAGCACGCCTGGACAAGCTCAATGACATCGAACAGCTTGTCGATACGCTGATGGAATTCAGTGTGGTCGATTGGGACATGGTCGATGAAGACGACAAGCCGGTGAAGTTCGATCCGGACCTTTGTCGCGAATTTCTGCTGACCGATGGTCATGAATGGGTCGTCCTGTCCATCTGGAACAAGGCGCTTGATGCTGCGAATTTCAAGGCAGTCAGCATCGCCGCCCAGAGCGAGGCAATCGCAAAAAACTAATCGCGCGCATCGATTACGACGCGAAATTCGCGTCCCAGGTGGTCAAGCTCAACCGGGACGCGGAACGCGGTCATGAACGGTCTCGCAAGATGCGGGACAAGATCGCAGCCGATGCGCCGCCCCTGACCGGCCTGGAACTGTTCTTCTGGACCGCCTTTGCTCATCTACAGTCTCACCGGTCACTCGGCGCAATGGGCGGCATGGGTCAAATCCCATATTTGGATATCGTGCAATACATGCGTTTGATGGACGTAGACGAATGGGAGTCAGCGGCCAGAATTATTGTTCTCGTGGATAATCACCAGCTTCGCCTGATGAGCGAGAAGGCGGCCGTTAATTCTAAATAGTCCGTGACGACACGGACCATCAAAGTAAACATCGATGCGGCGGGCGCTAAGCGTGGCGCCGCCCAGGCTAACGCCGCCCTCCGCTCCATTGGTAACGGCGCCGGTGCTGCCCAGCGCGGCATGGATGCTGCCCGAAAAGCGATGGCGAGTGCCGCCCAGGCCTCAAAATCCGCGTCGCAGAATATGGCAGGCCTATCGGCCGCCATGCGCGGCCTCAATGCCGCTACCCAGCTTAGTGCAGCGTCTCTGCACGCCAACACCGCAGCCCTAGATCGTAACACTGCCGCGCTTCTGCAAATGCAGTCAGCGTCCGCCAAGGCGAAGTCTTCGACCGATCGTCACGCGGATGGTCTGTCGCGACTTGGCGCCATCCTAGGTGGCCTGTCCTTCACCGCTGCCATCGCGGGTGCCGTCCATCTGACCGATGCCTATGGCCTAATGGCAGCGAAGCTCGGCATCGCTGTCCAGGGGCTTGGCGACTCTGGCAAGGCCATGGAGGACGTGAGCCGCATCGCTGCCACCACGCGATCCGGGCTGGACGATGTCGCCGCACTTTATTCGAAGGTTAGCTTCGCCGGTAAAGACTTGGGCACCTCCCAGGCCGCTGTCAGCCGCACGACGGAAACCGTCGCCAAGGCGCTGAAGGTGTCGGGCGCATCAGCCCAGGAAACCAGTTCTACCATCCTCCAGCTTGGCCAGGCGCTCGCGTCCGGAAAGCTCCAGGGTGAAGAATTCCGGGCCATGGCGGAAAATGCGCCACGCCTGATGCGCTTGCTCGCTGATAGCACCAAGCTGCCTGTCGGTGCGCTGAAGGCCTTGGGCAGCGAGGGCAAGATCACCTCGGAGATGATCATCAAGGCCTTCACCGACAGTCGCCTGACCGGCGCGCTGGACGATGAATTCGCCAAAATTCCGAAGACGTTCGCTGACAACCTGACCCTCGCGAAAAATGGCCTAGAGGAATACCTTGGCCAGAACGCCGCTGCCGTCGCGGGATCGCGGGCGCTCGGTGATGCGCTCTCGGTCGTCACCAAAAATCTCGACATCGTCATCCCGAGCGTCGTGGCGCTTTCGACGGCCCTCGGCGTCGGCCTGGTGACCAACATGGTTGCGGCGCGCGTCGCGGCCGGTGGTCTTGGTAGCGCGATGCTGGGCGCGTTCGGTGGGCCGATCGGCCTGGCAGTCACCGGGCTGACCCTTGGTATCGGTGCATATGCGATCGAGGCGAACAAAGCGGACGCGATCGTCGCTGCTGTCGCTGCCACCCATGAACGGCTGAACACGGAACTCGATAAGGCCGCTGGTGCCGCAAAAACGCTGGCTGGCGAGACGCGTGGGGTCGCCACCGACAGTGAGAGTGCCATCCCGCATGTCGATAATTTCGCTGGTGCGACCGGTCGCGCTGCCCAGGCACTTTATGAACAAGCGCACGCTGCTCGACAGGCGAGAAAGGAAATTCTCAAAAAGCAGCTTACGGAAAGTCAGGGGCAGGAGCGTAGTTTGGCGGCGATCCTACCTGGTGGTCGCCAGGCTGCGACCGACCGTTCGTGGTCAGCGCTGTGGGAAGGCGATTTCTCCACGGCGTTCGATCCCAGCGCGACGATGGCTGGCCTCCGCAACTGGTGGTCGGGTGGTCGCACCGACCGCGAGAATTCTGCCGCCTATGACAAGGCGGTCCAGAATAGCCTCCGCATCCAGGATCAACTCGACCATGCGACCAACGATCCGCTCGGCAAGGGCGATCTTCCGGTCGTCGCGCCGCCAGTGCCCGAAAAGCCAGGCAAAAAGCCCAAGAAAACCGATGCTGAACGGTCGGCTGAAGCTGTTCGCGACTATTGGCAGCAGCTTGAAAAAGCGCGCGATGTCGCCGCCGAACTGCCGATCCCTGCCGCCCAGCTTACAAAGGAATATGAGCTTCAGAAGGCATATGCTATCGCGACCGGTGGCGTCATCAAAGCGCTGGGCGAGGATGGTAAGAAGCGCCTGGCCACTCTGCTCCAACAGACTCGCGCCGGTGAACTTCTTCGTGACCTGACCGTCGCCGCCAATGATGCCAAGTCGGCCAACGACGCTGGCAAGGCTGATTTCGAGTGGACCAAGAAGACGCTCGCTCTGTCAGAAGATGCGCTGAACATCGCACAATCGACGCGTGATTGGACCGTCCGTGCTGGGCGTGAAGGCGTAGACCTGGCGGATGAGAAGTATCAGCTTCAGTTGAAGACGCTGGAAGCGGCGGCGAAGGAAACCTTCGAGCGCGAACGCGAGTCGAAGCTGCTCAAGAACGCGCCGTCCACCATCGTGAAATATGATCCGCGCACCGCCCAGGCAAATGATCTCCGCAGCCTCGACCTGGAAGGTCAGTCGATCATGGCGGCCATCAACGCGCTGGAGGCGATCGGCCCGGCAATGACCGAAGATCAGCGTCGTTTACTTGATGGCGCCCGTCGTGCCCGTGATGCGAACATTCAGGCCACCCAGGTCGTCGCCGACCGTTTCCGCTTTGAATTTGCCGATCGGATCAGCGTGCTGGGCCAGCAGTTCGGTGGGACGTTCGGTTCTGCGATCGAAAATCTGGGGTCGTTGCTCGACGGTCTCACGCGCGCGAAATCCGGCGATTTTTCGGGCCTTGGCCCGGCTGGCGCCCTGATCAACCTGTTTGGTTCGAATGGAAAGGGTGGTCAGAACCGGCTGGGTCAGGCTGCTCAGAAGGTGTTCTCGGGCGGCGAAGGCCAGGCCGATTATGGCACCCGACTGCTCGAAGGCCTGAAAAGCCCGCTGACTTCCATCGGGAAAGGGTTCGATGACCTGGGCCAGGACTTCAACGACATTTTCAAAAAGGGTGGCGACTTTCAGAAAGGCGTCGGCTCAATCATGGGCAAGGTCGGCGCGGGACAGCAGATCGGCGGGACCATTGCTGGTTTGTCGAATGCCCTTGGCCTGAAAATGTCTTCGGGTGGCGCTCAGATTGGCGGCGCGATTGGTGGTCTGGCGGGGCCGATCGGTGCCGTCGCTGGTAGCATCGTCGGTGGCATTACCGGCAATCTCCTGAAGAAAGCCAAATACTCAACCAGCACGATTTCCCGCGACGCGAACGGCGACCTTTCGTCCAACACGAAGGGGAATAGTTCGTCGCGTGAGAAGGTCACGACTGGCGCCGCTGGCAGCATCAACCAAGGCCTGGACGCCATTGCTGCCCAACTCGGCGGTGTGATTTCCGGCACCCCAACGGTTTCGATCGGCACCTATAAGGACAAGTGGCGCGTCTCCGATATCGGCCGCACCGGCAAGCTGAAAGGCGGCAGCGGGCGCACGGACATCAAGGATTTCGGTAAGGACGGGCAGGGGGATGCGATCGGATATGCGATCCGCGTCGCCCTTGAACAGAACGTCCTGACTGGCGTCTCCGCGTTCTCCAGCAAGCTGCTGAAATCTACGGTTGATCTCGACAAGGCCGTTTCGATCGCCACCCAATGGGAAGGCGTGGTCACCGCGATCAAGGCCTACGAAAACCCGATCGCGGGGGCCGTCGATGCCCTGCTGAAGCCGATCAACACCCTGCGTCAGCAGATGGTGCAATACGGTGCGACGGCCGATGATATTGCGCAGATCGACAAGTATCGTGCCATCGAACTCGATAAGCTCCGCAAATCGGAGTTGCAGGGCGTCCAGGACATCCGTGATTTCCTGAATGGGGAAGGTTCGGGTCGCACCGCGCTGACCCGCTTGAACGCGGAACTCGCCAAATTCGATGCGATGAAAGCCGACATCGACGCTGGCAAGACGGTGGACCAGGACGCTTACGCCGCTCTGGTGCAGAAGGTCCAAGACCTGAACGTCGAGGTGTATGGCACCGCAACCGCTCAGTCGCAGGACATCTGGAGCCGCCTGGTCTCGACCACCGACGCTCTTGGCCTGTCGATCGAAAAGGCGTTCGACACCGCATTGAACATTGATCCCGTCGTCACTGCCACCCAGGAGACGAACAATCTGATGGCGGTCAACAACGACCTCGCCCTCCAGCAGCTTCAGATTCTCCAGGTGATCGCTTCGAGCCTTTCTGTGTCGGGCGGCGGCACGTCACGGGCGGTGAACGGCGTGATGAACTACGTTTGAGATAAGTAAGGATATGACAGAACTCGATTACAATCGCGCCGCCTTCGTCCAGGCAGAATATCGCTACGCCCAGCAGGACGACCATTCGATCAAGGCGGTGTATGACGACGCCCGCGAACTGACGGTCGATGCGTCGATCAATGATGCCACCGCTGAAGAGCTTGCGGCGGCCTATCTCGCAGAATTCGGTGTGTTCAAACGCACCTTTGAAGTGGATTGGACCGGAGAATTCTCGGGCGATGACCTGGTCGGAAGCCTGCCACGCTATGACCTGGATGGCACTAACGTCGGGAAGGCGGTGCGCATCGTCGAGGATAGCGCGACGGGCGTGATCACCACCACCTTGAGGGTCGGCTGATGGGCGCATATGTCCTGGCGCCTGCGCCGATCAAGATCGAGCGAGCCGACCAATCCACGACAGGACCGGCATCGAACCTGACAAAGGACCATCCGGCGAAGGTCTGGCGTTCATCGTCCGCGACCTCTGCATCGATCGACATCAGCGGCGACAGCAGGGTGATCGACACGATCGCTCTGGTCGGCAGCAACCTGGCTTTCTCGGACGTGATGTTCGTGCGGTTCGCGGACACCTTGGCTGGCCTCGATGCCGCCGCGCCGATCTCTGTTCCTGGTTACACAGGCAATAAGTCCGACCGTATTTCCACCAAGACGATCATATCGTTCCCGGCCCAATCGTTCCGCTTCATCCGCGTGACCGTCTTGTCGTCATCGCCGAAGGTGTTCGAAGCCCAGCGCCTGGTGGTCGGCCGCGCGGTTCGGTGCAGTGGTCTGGACTATGATGCGAAATTCTCGGTCGAGGATAACAGTCCCGCCGTCGCTGGTGTGAACTACCAGGAATTCCGCGCTTACAAGCGTCTGCCGTCTTGGCGCGCCACGATCACTGTGGAGAGTGACGACGCCTATTATGACGAATGGATGCCATTCTTCACGGAAGTGGGCACCTCCCTCCCGCTGCTATTCGTGCCCGATGATGAAAGTCCTAGGCAGAACTCCATCATTTTCGGGCGGATCACCGCGAAGGCGGAAGGCACCAGCGAAGGGGTGGACTATTGGTCAATCATCCTGGCTGTTACTGCCGTGTCTCCATAGTCCATTACGCTTGTTGCGCCATGAACCGAGAGAGGCATTTGCCTGGTCTCTGCCGCCAGCAAACATGCCGCGAGTCATCTTCTGGCTGTTGATCGCAAGTTTTCTGTAGCAAACTTCGGCTTCTTCATTTTTCCGTTCAACGTTATTCCGAAGAAGAGAGAGGAGCGCTTCCTTCTCGTCCGGAGACAATGTCGGGTCGGCCTCGATTGTTCCAATCTCTGCGGTTAACTGGTTGATTTCGCTCTGGATGGCAGCCAAATTCATTGTGAGGTTTCTGTATGTATTTTCGAACAGCAGGAAGCTCGGCGCTACATGGGAGGAGGATTTTGGGAAATCTGGTGTTTTGACCGACTGTTCAAGCTCTAATGCCTGTTGCACCACGTCAGTTGGGCTTTCGAATGCTGCTAGAAGTCCTGAAAGCGGCATCATATGCAAGCTCTTACCACCTGAATGAGCCCGATATTCTTCGATAAGTTCAGGACGCGGATGATAAGCGCCGTTCGAGCGAACCCACCAGTCATTTTTGGCTTCGTCAGTTACGAAGATCGCATGACATTTACGTTCGGCCGCTACCGAGAGAAGAGTCTTCCAGATCAGCAAGTCGCCGATGCCACCATCCGCCTTGGAATCGTCCTTAAAACCTGGAGCGATCTCCAAGCGCGAACGACGCTTCGCATCGTCCAGTAACTCCTGGCGTCCCTTCGCATCCATCGGTAGTTCGATGATGCAATCCTTGAGAACGTCGCGATATAGGGCAGAGACGCGGTCGGCGCCCACATCATTCTTCAGCCGATGATTAATGGCTTTGAAGCGATTGGCAATCTCCTGCCCCTTCTTCTGGATATCAACCGCAACCTTCCTGGCGGCTTTGTAATCCTTGTCTTCTTCGAGAATGGAAATCTTATCGAAGATTTGGTGATTGCTCTTGCTGATGACGCCTTCTATTTTTTGACCAATCGCGGCAATTTTGCGGCTGCGATGCTTATAATATTCGCGAACAGCTTGGCCCGGAACGATCAGGCGTTTGTCGTCAGCGAGCCTCCGGTAAACGTCCTCGACAGCTTTGAGAGACGCTGTGGAATAATCATATGGCCAGAGAAGGATGTTTCCATCTAACACCACGATGCAGTCCTTCACCGCCTCCGGAAGCTCGACAATATCGTGTGCGATTAAGGCGGCTGCATCGGGATAGAGATCAGTAAGCCAGAACGCATCATCGACTGACACGTCGCCATTGCGCGCCTTCTGTCGTTCCTGATTCTGCTGTGGCTTCGCTTCAGACATCACTTCCCCCTTTGCTGATATCGTCTGGTCGAAAATTCCGACCACGGTGTCAACGGCCATCAGCGAAGGACCGTCCGGCTAAATAGCCGGTGAACCACAGAAATATTCATTTTGAAGTCTCGGTCCTCGATCCGAGCGACCGCAGCACCAAGACCCTTCGACTGACTTCTATCGACGCCATGGGTGGCGAAGCTACCCAGGCGGACGGCTATGAATGGGAGCCGGTCATCACCGAATGGCCGACGCGCACCGTCGATGTCATGGCTGGCGGGAATTTCTCCCAGGTCTCCACCGACCACGGGTCGATCAGCTTTTCCATCATTGGAAATCCGGAGTGGGCGAAGCTGTCCTGGTCTGGTGCGCTCGGTCGCATCTGGATCGGCGAGGGGGATGGTCTCGGCGGGAGGTGGTTCGAAGGTTCGATCAGCGGACTGGAGATCGCCGATGATATCGCGACCGTCACTCTGCTTGGTGCGGAAGCCTATCTCGATGTCGAGCTTCTAGCGGGCGTTTACGCTGGCACGGGCGGTGTTGAGGGTCCGGCTGGTGTCCGCAATCGCCGCAAGCCCTGGACTTCAGGCGAATGCCAGAACGTCGAGCCGGTCAAGCTCTATGACGGTCAATATTGGTTCTACCAGTGGCACGGCTATGGCGCGACCGATGGCACTCGCGCCGTCTACGAAAATGCACTCCAGCTTCCTGCCGCGAAGGCTCGCGTCAATACGCTGGCGCAGGCCATCGCTGCTGCTCCTGCTCCTGGCGAATGGGTGGATATTCCGGGCGCTGGCGGTTTCTTGCTTGGCGCCGAACCCACCGGCAAGATCACGGCCGACGTAGGGGGTGCGAAGTTCGGCACGAGCTTTCCGACCTCCCTGGCTGACATTGCCGCGCATATGGTTGAGCAGGCGGGTATCCCCGCGTCCGGTCTCGACACGGCATCGCTGGCAGCGTTCGACCAGCCCTGGTGCGCATATGTCAGCGATGAAACCACGGTCGGTGATCTTCTGCGGCGCGCTCTTTATGAACATGGCGGCTATCTGATTTCCAAGACCAACGGCGTCCTCGCCGCTGGTAGTTTCCTGGCGAATTCTGCGCCGTCCGATCTCTATCTCGACAGCAGCGGCGATCGAACGGTCTTGTCGTCTCCGCGCCTGATCGCTTCGCCCTCGATCGTCTATAGCGTCCGCATCGGTCACTCGCGTTGCTGGTCCGTCCATTCGGCCAACGAGGTCAGCGGTGCCCTGACGGCGATTTCCGAAGATGCGCAGGCAGCGCGCCAAGCCGCCGAAGCCGCCCAGGAAGCTGCCGAACAGGCGCAGGCTGATGGCGCAGTGTTGATCAGCCAGATCAACGAAATGAGCGAAGACGCCTGGCTCGACCGTGCGGAAAAGAAGCGTCTGGAGCGCGATTATGCTGAAGCCTCGACGACCAAGACCGCCCTGGTAATCCAGGCTCAGGCCCTGGGGATCACCACCCAGGTCTCCAGCTATGTCGCCGCCTTTGATGGGCTGACCGCTTATCTCAACGGCCTGGCACCAGCGTGGAACGATAGCAGCGCCGCGACCCCGATCGACCGTGCGCAGTTCAACGCGACTTGGTCGTCATATGTCTCGCGCTACGTCGCGCTTCAGAACAAAATTGCAGATGTCACCGCCGCGCGCGCTGGCAACGCGCAGGACACCGCCGACGATGCCAAGGGCGCTGCTGACCAGGCTGCGGCTGACGCTTCCAATGCGATCGGCAAGGTCGATGATGTCGCCACCGATCTCGAAGGCGTCAAGGAAACGGTCGATCAGACGGTCACAAAGACCACCACGCTGGAGCAGAAATTCGCGACGCTCGATGCTGCGATGGATGGCGCGGAAAGCGAGATCGCCGATCTCAAAACGACTTATGGTTCGACCGCCGCCGCCGCCGCCAGCGCGGATGCTGCTGCCCAGCACCTGGCGAACGCGCAGACCGCCGCCACCAATGCAGCCCAGGCAAAGACCGATGCGGAACAGGCTGAAGCTGATGCGGTTGCGGCCAAGACCGCCGCCGAAAGCGCGCGGGCGACCGCCCAGACCCATGCCACAAACGCTGGTTCGGCGAAGACTGCTGCGGAGACTGCCAAGACCGCTGCTGAAAGCGCGAAGACCGCAGCCCAGACCGCCAAGACGGACGCCGAAGCGGCTTTCTCGAATTCGACGACCGCGAAGAATGCAGCCCAGGCGGCCCAGACGGCCGCTGAAACCGCGAAAAGTCAGGCTCAAACGCAGGCCACCAACGCGAGCAATTCGGCGACGGCTGCGGCAGGGAGCGCCTCCACCGCCTCGACGAAGGCCACCGACGCAGGAAAATCTGCCGCTGCTGCCGCAGCGTCACAGGTTTCCGCACAATCTGCTGCTGCTGATTCCCAGGACAGCGCGGATGCTGCCGCCACGAGCGCCTCGGCGGCTTCGACCAGCGCTGGCCAGGCCGGTCAATCCGCCACTGCTGCGCAGACCAGTGCGACCACCGCGACGACGCAGGCTGGTAAAGCATCGACCAGCGCCACGAATGCGGCGACCAGCGAGACCAATGCCAAGGGGTCGGAGAATGCGGCGAAATCGTCGCAGACCGCTGCCGCGACGAGCGCCACCACGGCTGGTCAGAAGGCTGATGCTGCCGCGATTTCTGCCTCGACGGCTTCGACGAAAGCGACAGAGGCGGGCCAATCAGCGTCTTCCGCGCAGACCAGTGCCACGACCGCGACCACAAAAGCGGGTGAAGCATCGACCTCGGCGACGCAGTCGGCATCCAGCGCGAGTGATGCGCTCGCTTCCAAAAATGCCGCAGCATCCAGCGCCTCGACGGCTGCAACCAGCGCGACCAATGCGAAGAACAGCGCGACCGCAGCCTCCGATAGCGCTTCGACTGCAACCACCCAGGCGTCGAATGCTGGAAACAGTGCGACCTCCGCTGCTGCGTCGGCGGTATCGGCGAGCAGTGCTTATGACAGCACCCTGTCGGCGCTCTACACGTCGTCACCGATCTTGCCCGCGACTTTCGAGGAAGGGGCGAAGCATTGGACCAGGGAGCGCCTCGGTAACCCGATCAACCTGACCGATATCCCCGCGACTGCGGTGATGGACGCCGACATGGGGCCGTCCCTGGAAATCACGAATTGGGCCGGTGCTGGCAACAACGTCATGACCAAGGGCGTGATCGCCCCGAAACCGGGCCGCATCTATGAGGTGTCGGTTACCTTCAAGATCATGGCGTCGGACGGCTCGGTCAGCTTCAATAGCGCGCTTGGCACCATGGTCGCGGGCTATGGCGCAGCCGCTTCCAATTTGACCAGCGGTGCTTCGCAGACGTTCACGACCACCGGCGTCGTCAACACCATGACGCGGAAATACTCGCTCGACACCATCAATGGCGTCACGAAAATTCCAGCCGATGTTCAGCTTTTCCGGGCCGGTCTGCGCCTAAACAGTTCTGAAGCGTCGGGGTCTCTGGTTTTCCGGGTCGGTGAAATTCGCATCACGGATGTCACCGAGCGGGAAGCCGCCCTGGCGGCGGCCGATGGTGCGGCGAACAGCGCGTCGGCGGCTTCGACATCAGCGTCCCAGGCGGCGACCTCCGCGACTGCGGCGGGCACCAGCGCGAATTCGGCATCCACGAGCGCCAATACAGCATCGACGAAAGCGGGCGAGGCCAGCACGTCGGCGAACCAGGCGGCGAGCAGCGAAAGCAGCGCCAACGCGTCGAAAAACGCTGCTTCGACCAGCGCGAACAACGCCGCGAATTCAGCGACCCAGGCAGGTAATTCCGCGACTGCGGCGTCGGGTAGTGCTAGTAACGCTTCGACATCGGCCACCCAGGCTGGAAATTCCGCGCAGTCGGCGGCGGCATCGGCCGTATCTGCATCGTCTTCATATGACAGTGCGCGCCTGACCGCCGCGTCGATGCTGCCCTCGGATTTCGGTAATCCGGACCTGTGGTCGCATACTTTCACGGGCGCCCCTGGCACCCAGGCTGCGCTGACCTCTGCGGTTACGTTCGTCGATGTCGCCAGCGTCGGTCGCGTCGCCCAAATGACGGGCACCAGCACGTATCGCTATATTGCACCCGTGGGCGCTGTCAGCGTCACTGCCGGTCGGACGTATCGTCTCACGATGTCGGTGCGAGCCACTTCCGCGACCTCTCCGGTCGTCAGGTTGTATGGAATTTATCTGTCGAGTTCGTTCGGTCAGATTGGCCAGCCGTCCGTTCCGCAGACGCTGGCGGTTCGAAACCAATGGTATGACTACGTCCTAAACATCTCGGGCGATGATGTGATCGCGGGTGGTGGTGCTTATCTGCGTCCGCTGCTGCGCCTCGACCCTGGTGAAACTCACACCATCCAGCTTGCATCCCTGAAAATCGAGGATGTCACCAGCCAGCTTGCCGCTGAATCGTCTGCGTCGGCTGCGGCTACGAGCGCGAGCCAGGCAGGGACCAGCGCCACCCAGGCGGGCACCAGTGCGAACAGCGCGACCCAATCCGCGAATACTGCCACGACCCGCGCTAATGAAGCCGCCGCGTCTGCATCGTCTGCCGCTAATAGTGCGTCTAGCGCGTCTAGCTCATCTTCAGCCGCTGGAAACTCGGCGACCGCCGCTAACAGCAGTGACGTGTCCGCCAAGCTGACGGCTGCATCGTTGATGCCGTCGGATTTTCAGCAGGATGGACGATACTGGCAGCAGGGTTTCGGCGGTCTCCCCCAGAACCTGAATTCGATCACCGCAAATTCGACCTTCGCGTTCGTGAACAACAGCGACGTTGGCCGGACGATGCGCGTCACCGCTAGTGGTCAGACTGACGTTGGCAACATCGGCATGATCCCGCTCCAGGCGGATCGCGTCTATCGTTTGACCGCGAAGGTTCGCCAGCAGACCGGTTCTGTTTTTGCCCAGGTCCAACTTTACCGGATCGGCGTGAATGCCACCGGCAGCACGATGGGCAATGGCACCGTCACCAACCCTTCCTCCTACACCTTCACCGCGCTCAATCAGTGGGTCGAACTGACCGGCACGGTTTCGGCATCCACCACCAACGCAATGATCGCGGCTGGCGCGTCCAGCATCCGTTCGCTGCTGCGTCTGGCGGCTGCGTCGTCCACCGTGACGGTCGATTATGCCTTCATCCGGATTGAGGATATCACCGAAAGCAGCGGCGCAGCAGGGTCAGCGAGTGCTGCCGCCAATAGTGCATCACAGGCTTCCGCGAGCCAGGCGGGGGCAGCGAGCAGCGCATCATCGGCGCAGACAAATGCGACGAATGCGGCGACTTCGGCGGGGCAGGCTTCGACCAGCGCAAGCCAGGCCAGCACCAGCGCGAACAATGCCGCCAACAGCGCGAACACGGCCAGCACCCAGGCCACCAATGCCGCGAATTCGGCCAACGCAGCGGGAGGCAGCGCATCGGCCGCACAGTCGAGCGCCAGCACTGCCAGCACCCAGGCGAACAATGCCGCCAATAGCGCTGCCGTCGCCAGCACCCAGGCGCTTTACGCTTCCTCGCGCGCCGCTGGTAATTTTGTGGCCAAACCGACCTTCGAGGATGGCGACACCGGCATGTGGAACGGCTCGGTGTCAGTCACCAGCTACGCCAACTCCTCCCTCGGCACGACCAAGGAACTGCGCAGTCGAGCGCGCGATGCCACCGAAGGCGCTGACTTCATCCAGCTTCCAATGAATACAGCACGGGTTTTCCGGGTGTCGGGTTACGCGCGCGGCGGCTCGTCATCCGCCTATGCCGTCAGGGTCGGCGTCCAAGGACAATTGGCCAACGGGTCATTCACCTATCCGATGAGCGCTGCTTGCGCGGCCGGTGTCACGACCTGGACCTATTTCGAATACAATCTGGCCATTGCCGCGACGATCCTTCGATTTAAGCCATTTATCCAATCCAACAACGACAGCGGCCAGCCTGGTTCGGTGCATGATGCGCGCGTCGTCGGACTACGGATCGAGGATATCACCGAGAGCAATTCGGCGGCAGGTAGTGCAAGCGCTGCCGCTTCGAGCGCTTCGACGGCATCGACCAAGGCGGGGGAGGCCGGTCAATCGGCCACGTCTGCATCGAACAGTGCCAATACCGCGAATATCCGGGCTGGCGAGGCATCGTCGAGCGCATCGGCGGCGGCAGGATCGGCCGCGACGGCATCGAGTGCAGCATCCACGGCGACGACCCAGGCCACTTTGGCGGCGACCTACAGCACCGGTGGTGGTAACCTCCTGGCGGAAAGTTCGTTTGAAGTCGGTCAGGGCGATTGGGAATTCTGGTCGCCCAGCGGCAATGCGGATTTCTCGTTCGGACGCGATCTCGCGGGCGATTCTTGGCGCCCCATGGAAGAACATGTCTTGGGCATCCGACAGGCCAGCAGTGCGGCGGATCGCGTCTCGCAGATGGCGCCCAAACGGATCACCGTTCTTCCCGGCGTTTGGTATGAATTCAGCGCGTTCCTGGCCGCGCATCGTTGCAACACCTACCTCCGGGTCGATTGGTATGACGCCAACAACAATTTCCTTCGCAACGATTACAGCAACGGAAACAACGCACAGAAATCCGGTGGTCCCACGATCTCCAACTGGTTGCGCTGCTGGAACAAGGTCAAGTCGCCGTCGAACGCGGCAACTTGTTTCCTGATTTTCGCCAAGGATGGCACCGCAGGAGGACAGCCAGATAGCTACGCGTGGATGGCGCGGCCGATGTTCCGCGAGACTTATGAGCAGGCGAGTGGTCCAAGCCCATACGCTCCCGCGAATGGCCGGGCGACGCAGGCCGCGCAACAGGCGCTGATCACCACGACGCAAACCGCCATCGCGACGGCCAACAGCACGATCGCCAACCACACGACCAGGCTCCAGGCTGCCGAAGCGAATGTCTCGCAAACGATGGGGGCCGTCTCAAACCTCCAGGGGCGGACGACCGCGTTCTGGCAGGTCGAAGCGGTTGGCGGTGACGGTCGCGCGAAACTGCGTGTCGTGGCGGATTCGAACGGCGGTGGCGGTGTCGATATCGAGGGCGATGTTCGCATCAGCGGCGACGCGATGATCGGTGGCACCATCAACCCAGAAGCGTTGGATTTGAGCCGCTTCGTCAGGAAAATTGGCCCTGCGTCGGCCACCGCGAGCGACGCCAGGCTGATGTATGCCGTCGATCTCGGCACGACGATCGCCAATGGTGAGTATCAGTTGCAGGGACAGATTGGCTTCACATACACATCTGGTCGCCAGACCATGACGCAGAGCGGCCGTCCATATTATATCGATTACTTGAATGATGGTGGGATGTTGATCGCGTTGACCAAGAATGGCCAGACGATCGCCCAGCGCTTGTGGACCGGCAACATGTTGAGTGTCTATGGCGCACAGAATTTCACGGCCGACATCACGACGATCTTCGACGATCTCGACCTCGATACGTCCACGGGCAACGTGACGCTTGCGGTCTATTCGCGCAAAGGCAACTCGGACACTGGCATGATCAACCAGGGTGACTATTACACCCGCCAACTGTCGGGAAATTACTATAATTTTTCGATGACGGGCGTGAAGTGTAAGTGGAGGCTGTGGTGATCGGGCAGGGCGCGTATGGGGCTAAATATGGGCATGACCAAGCCCATTGCCCCACCCGCTTCTCCGTCTGGCCTATCCCGTTTCCTCCTACGCGCTGGTCCGATATCGGCCGCCAAGTTCGATCCTGCGCAGCCACTCTCGCTCGACATTGGTGAGACAACGGCAGATGGCTCCTACCAGGTCACGGGGACATTCTCGTGCAGATATGCAGCAGGCGTCCTGCCGATAGGGACGAAAGAGGGGATGCCGTGCTACATGGAGCGCCTGGCAGATGGTCTGTTCGTCCTCACGCTCTCAAAAGACGGTCGGGAAATTGCCAGGAAATCATGGCAGACGCCGCAGCCTGCGAGCCACGAGGTCCGCAATCATTCGGTCGATCTCTCTTGCAAGTTTGACGACTTGAGCGACGACGACACGACTGGAAACGTTACCCTCTCGCTGCATTTCGAGAAGGGGGATGTAAAAACCGGACTGGTGAAGCGCGACGACTACTATCTCGACCAGATTTCCAGCGATTATTATCGGCTCGCGGTCCATAGCCTGCGGTGCAAATGGACGGCGTGGTGACACTCTGAGGGTTGCGGGAAGCTAAATATGGGCATGAGCCTGTATTCAAACCTCTCCACGACCCTTCGTGAAATCATTACCGCAAGTCTGGCCGCAGTGGTCGCCCAGATCGACGAAATCGAAGCCGCGATCGAAGCAGCCACTGTCCGCCAGGGCGGCGCCATCGATCCGATGTGCGCGCAGAATTTCGTCAACCACATCTCCGTCCTGAACGGATCGCTGATCAACCTGCATAACGAGCGGGCGCGTCTGGAAGATATCCTGGCAAGTGAGGTCAGCGAGTGATCGACCGTCTGAAAAGCGTGGGCGAAAAAGTGGGGGCCGCAGCGATTTGGCTGTGGCACCTCCCGCCCGTCCGATCCGCCATCGTAACGAACATCATCCGCGTTGCGGGTGGTGGTGTCGTGGGTTCGATCATCGTCGCTATCGTGGACGGCCTGGCGCAGTGATCGGCAACCTGACGGTCGAGGCAGTGATCGCCATATTGGGCGGCCTGGCGGCATTGCTTGGCTTTCTCCATACGCGCGCCAGGTTTGACTTTCGGGTCGAGGCCCTGGAACGTCGGGTGGAAGAGCTAGAGGTCCGCGTCGATGCCGAAATCCGGACGCTTTCCGATCGGATGCTTGAGGTGGTGATGCGGCTAGAGAACTTGGCGGGACGGTTGGAAGGCCTGCACCCCAAGGGGTGATCACCACCACATAAATAATAGAATGAACCTCTGAAAACGTCGCCCGCTGGTCGGGCGATTATTACCCGTTTCGAAGGCGAGCGCCTGGTCGCCTATCTCTGTCCGGCAGGTGTCCTCACGATCGGCGTTGGCCATACCGGACCCGATGTCCGGCCTGGTCTCACAATCACCCGACAACGATCCCAAGAAATTCTCGTCGCCGACCTTCTCCGGTTCGAGCGTGCGGTCAATCGTATGGGCGGACGGATGAGCCAGGGCCAGTTCGACGCGATGGTGAGTTTTGCCTTCAATTGCGGCGAGGCCGCCCTTCGATCCTCGACGCTGCTGAAGAAGCACCTGGTGGGCGACTATGCCGGGGCCGCGAAGGAATTCGCTCGGTGGAACCGTGGCGGCGGCAAGGTGCTGCCTGGCCTCGTGAAACGGCGCGCGGCAGAAGCTGCGCTGTATATGTCTTGATGGAGCCTTGCGCGTTCGTCATGCTCCGGTGATGGATAGCGATACACTCCAGGTCGATTGGGCTGCTGGTGAAGTGGCCGATGGCGAAATGCGAATTCCGGCGACGTTCGCGGGCCTGTCCGGTTTCCTGATTTTGCCCGAACATGAGATGCTGGCAGCGACCGAAGCTGCGGATGACGAAGTCCTGGTCGCTTTCGGCGGCATGATCGGATGGATCGCCGATGCCGCGCAAACGGCTTTCGCGCGCGGCGCGCTCGTTAAGGCGGATGATGAATTTCGCATGCTGATCAGCGCTGGCGATTTCAGCCTCTCGCGCCCATCGATCAACTAGAGCGCCGCGTCATCTGCCAATCAGACTGACGATCCCGCTGACCGCGCTGACGATCATCAGCAACGCCAGGACGCACGCCTCGATCGTCAGCAGGGTATTGCCGGAAGGGCGATCATACTGGCGATCGTCTCGCATCAGAATTTGATCTCGCGACGTTCCATTTCCTCGACGGCCTCTCGCTCGTAGTCGGTGAGATTTTCGGGATCGGCCTGGTTCCAGATCGCGATCAGGCTTGCATCGTCGAGGTCTGCAACGTCCGGCATAGCGTCTCTCCTGACAAAGCGATGCTATCACCGATCGCTTCCATCGCCTCGCGGAAATCGTTGACGCTCTTCAGTAGTTCCGGGTTGCCGAAATCGGGAAACACTTTGTCATCATCCGTGAGTTGATCGTCTGCGGGACGGCGCAGGTTCATCGACTTCAGCATCCTCCGAGCGACACGGTGCAGGACCGCACCAGGCGAAGGGTCGGGGGTGGGATACATGGGGAGGGGACGGTCCAGGCCCAGGTCGCTTCGATCCTCTGGGTGGACCGTGGCGATCAAGAGCGGGATGCCCATGGGATCGACGACGTAGGACAGATGGTCCAACGGCTCTGGCGGGCTGTTGAAAAGGTTCATGATGTCGTGTCGGAGGGCGGGGCAGGGTGATTCGTCATTGTCGCGCATCACGTATTTAGGGCTGATGATGTGAAATCCCCGGAAAACCGCGCTTTACGATTTCCGCGCAACATTATTTTATCTGTTGAGATGCAGCACCCGCACGCGTTCGACATGGAGATAGGCCATGTCGGCGCGCAGATAGTCGAGCAGCGCCTGCCAACTGCCCAGCACCGGTCGTTCCGCCACATCGTTGCGCAGCATCCGCAGCGCGGTTGCCTGAACGATCTTGATCGCGGCGACGCTGGTATCGCCCATGCCGGGCACCCGTGCGATTGCCTGCCAATCGGCCGCCATCAATCCGCCGATCCCGCCAAATTCGCGTAGCAGCAGCCGGGCCAGCGGTTTGGTGTCGCGGCGGGGGATGGCGAGGGCGAGCAGATATTCGATCAGTTCATGATCGAGCAGCCCGTCGCCGCCTTCGGCCAGGCGCTGGCGCAGGCGGGCGCGATGACCGGCACCATCCTGGCTCGCGCGTTCGTCCTTTTCGGTCATGCTGGCGATCCCCCATTCCCCGGCAAATGAAGGCTAGGCTTTGCGGATTTCGTGGGCAAGGCTATTTCAGGGGTGGATATTTCCAATGGGTC